CAAAGCAAAGTGGGAAGAGATGAAAGAAATGTCTCGAGATCTTACAGCCGGTATGATCTTAGGTACCTCTGAAAATCAGATCATGAATGTGCTTGGAAGAATTTCTAGAAAAGATGGCGCGGCTTTGTTAACAAATCAATTTATTCCATTTACAATATCTGAAAATGTACAACAAGTCTTTGAAGATAATGCTAGAAAATTAGGCACAGAAAATCCATATCGAGTAGCGGAAAGAGCGCTTCAATCGTTAGCTCAAACCATGAGTGGTATTACATTGTCATCACCTGAATGGCCAGACCTAACAGATATCTTTGACTTCAGACCACAAAAAGAAAGTTTCTTTAACATGGGTCAACAAGCACCAGGAGATACGACCGGCTTTAACCCACAGATTTATACTCGGCCATCATTAACGCTTAATAAAGAAGGCTTGACAGCCAATCAATCCGCTCTATTATCTCCAAGCGATCAAGAGATTGCACGGAAACAAAATTTAAAAACAACATGACCCCTAAAAGCGTAAGAGAAAACATTATCAGTTTACAAGGCCATATCACCGGGCTTAAAAAAGATGTGGCGAGTATCAAGAACAACCATTTGAAACATATGAGTTTACGTATTCGTGACTTGGGTGGCAAGATAGACAAAATCTATTGGGTTCTTTTAGCTATGGTGGGGACTATAGCTTTACAATTGTTTCAACATTTCCTAGCATAATATATGCAACTATCAAAAAATTTTAGCTTAGTGGAGCTGACTAAGTCACAGACAGCTGAGAGGAAGGGCATTCCGAACGAGCCTAGTCCTGACCACTTAGAGAACCTAAGATTGCTCTGTGAGCGCGTCTTACAGCCTGTTAGGGACCATTTTAATCACGTTGTGAGTGTATCCTCGGGTTATCGCAGTCCGCAGTTGTCCCAAGCCATCGGTAGTAGCTCAGATTCGCAGCACTGCAAGGGGATGGCGGCAGACTTCGAAATTTATGGCACGCCCAACAACGAGGTCTTTAACTGGATCAAGCACAACCTCCTGTATGATCAAATGATTCTCGAGTACTGGAATTTAGACGAGCCCAACTCGGGCTGGATTCACGTGGCGTACAATCCCGATCAAGCAGAGAATATAAAGCAGAATCTTAGAGCGTATAAAGACGAAGATAATAAGACTCAATATAAACCTATGTTAGGAGATGCATAATGAATTTCATATGGGAAAAACTTAAAGCATTTAAAGAAACTCTCTTCGTAACTACTTTCAATAGATACCAAGGATTAATTCTTTTTATCATGCTGGTTGTAATTTATTTAAAATAGGAATTGAATTTTACTACGCGTCGCGCGTATATCCTACATTTTAGAGGACTATATTACTAACTTCTTTTTGGGTTCCAAGCTTTCCTTTAAGGAAGAAATTAGCTCCTATTATAATTCGCGGAGTCTTTGACTCATTGACTACAGAACCATGACGAATATGTCCTGGAAATAAAACTATATCCCCCGTCCTCACTGGAAGCTGCCAACTTTCACTATTGTAGATATTATACTTCTTGATGGTATAAGAAAAATTAAAACATTCTCTAATGGAGCTGGTGGTTAGATCAAAAAAGAGACACGCATTCTCACATTGCGCATAATAAACTAAACTTATAAAAGTATTGGGGTGAGTGTGTGTTTTGTGAAAAGCATCAGTAGTATTAATAGTAGACCAACTTTGCGTAAGATAAATTTTATCTTTAATCCCTAATATATCTAAGGCGTACTCCTTAGCTTTTTCAACAATAACTTTTTTAAGCGGGGCGAAATCTTTATCTTCTAATAAAGTTACAGTCTCTGATAAATAGAATCCTTTTCTAGATTTTCTATATTTAATTTTTCTTACCACATCTAATTCTTTTTTATTGATGGAATAAAAATTTCTCTCCTGTGCAACCGGAATAGCTTTAAGATTTAAAAGTTTCATCATATCCAAGATTTAAGTTCTTCACCCATTACTTGAGAAGCGATATTTATTTTTTTACGTAAAGCTTTAACAATTTTCTGGTCCACCGTGTCTTCGGCTAAAATATCAATATAGGTCACATTCTTCTTTTGCCCGATCCGGTGAGCACGGTCCTCGGACTGTAATCTCTTTTCGAGGTCATATCCGTTCGAATAGTAAATCACATTACTTGCTGCTGTAAGAGTTATCCCATATCCCCCCGTTTGTGGCGTTCCAACGAGAAATCGTACTTTAGAATCATTCTGAAAAGCATCACGATTCTTCTGTCTTTGGTCTTGGGGCGTTAAGCCATAATAATCAACCACAGAATTTTTTCCAAATTCTTTCGAGAGGGTTTCAATAATATATTTAATATCATGTTGCCAATGGGCCCATATAATACATTTACCTTCTGTTTCATCCAAAACCTCAAGCAGCTCATCCATTCGTTTATTGGGAATTCGTTGAACGCTACCATCATCCGCTTTAAAATGACCACAAGCAATTTGTTGAAGTCTCATTAACTGAGTTAACACAATAGTGCTGGTTACTTTTTTACTGTTTAATTCCGCAATGGCGGTTTCTTTCATTTGTTTGTAAAGTTTCTTTTGCTCAGGAGTTAAAGTAATACTCCGTTTCATATATATTTTTTCAGGTAAATCTAAACATTCTGATTTTAATACACGGTAAGAAAAGTATTTTAACTTTTCTGCGAGTTCTTTGAGATTTTTAAAAAATTTAACGATCTGAACTTGCCTTCCCCCAAAATTAGCCGTGGACATTTCAGCATATCTATTTCTAAAAGAATAGTAAGACTCAAATCCTAAATGGGTTGGATTTAAAAATTCACATTGCGAATAAAGATCAAGAGGGTTTCTTGTAACCGGCGAACCGGTCAAAATTCTTTTATAGGGTGCAAATCTAGAAAGTTTTAAAACATTCCTTGTTCTCTTTGCTTTCGGGTTTTTAATGGTAGTACTTTCATCGACGGCCATGAGGGTCCTATGAGAAGCTAAAAATTTATAAGCAAAAGAAGTTCCTTTGGGAGTGCTTAATGCTTCCACATTCATAATTAAAATATGAAGATCTTCCCCGGATTCAAATAAGGTATTTAATTTCAGTTGTTGTGTTTCATTGATGTTAGCTTGCCAGAGCACAGCTTTACATCGCACATGATCCACTAAATGAGCAGGCAGTTCTTGATTAAACCAAGTTCCAATCACCCCTTTAGGGGCGATAATTAACGCTCCATTAATTTTTCCTCGATCATAAAGCATGGACATATTATCAATAAGAACTTTGGTTTTACCTGTTCCCATTTCCATGAAATAGGCAAAAGTGTCCTTATGCCACGACATATCTAACGCTTTGAGCTGATGCCCATAGGGTTCTGTTTTAAATTTATAATCCATAACTTTCTTGTGCCATCCCGCCACCCATTTCTACTTTAGTCTTTCTATTGACTTGTTATATAGGACAACATATATTACTGTCAAGAAAGAAATGAATACAAAAAATATAACCATGCCTGACTGGTTTCCTTCATTAATTAATAAAATTGAAAAAACAGGAGAAAAAAGTACACTTTATAAATTAAAAAATCCTCCTTTAACGATGGAAACTGATCACAACACTGGCAATATAAAAGTAGAAATTGAAGAGCCCCAATCTATTGTATATGTAATACAGGAAATTTCAGGAACTCGTCATGGTGCTCCTAAAATTAATATTATGGGGGCGCAGAAATATGGCAAATTTGTGTTCTGTTTACCAGAGATGGCACAAATTATTTTTTCTCCCGGTCCTTTAATATTTAAATTAAGAAAAGTTTTAAAAAATTATACACCCCGAGATTTTTTATTATTAACAGGTGATCCTGCAATAATAGGTGTTGCATGTTCTATTGTTTCTGATATAACCAATGGAAAGTATAAATTACTTAAGTGGGATAAACAAGAACGACGATACTATCCCATCGTCATAAACTTACACGAGAAAGGTGATATAGATGAAAACGATAACGGAACTACGGGAAGCTCACGGATCTAATTCGTTTGATAAAACGAAAAATGTTGGAGAGCTAGCTACCGAAATAAATCGTTTAGACGATTTACAAACCAGAATTAAAACTCAAGAAGATCATATAGCTGAAATGAAACGAGAGGAACAAAGACTTTCGGGAGAAGTCATTCCTACTCTTTTAGCTGAAACAGGATTAGCTTCTTTGAAACTTGCAGACGGATCACACGTCGAAGTTAAACCGTATTATAGTGCAAATATTTCTATGAAAAATAGAGATGCTGCACATAATTGGCTTCGTTCTAATGGCCTAGGCGACATTATTAAAAATGATGTTGTCGTTTCCTTTGGACGGAATGAAGATAACAAGGCGGCGGAATATGCTAACCTTGCAAAGAGTCAGGGGTATCAGCCGACACAAAAGTTGAAGGTTGAGCCCATGACTCTTAAAGCACTCGTTCGCGAGCGTATCGAAAAGAAAAAAGATATACCCGCGAATTTATTTAACGTGTTCGTAGGAAACCGAACCACAATCAAGAAAAAGGAAACATGAAACAAGAAAACACGAACCAAGGATCAGTAACAAAGGTGGATCCAAACGCAAAACTTCCAGCAAATTTAATGGAAGAACATGCGGGTAAAGGGTTGGAAAACCTGAAACAGGAAGATTTATCAATGCCTTTCTTAAAGATATTGATGCCTTTATCTCCGCAAGTAAACAAAAGTGACAATAGATACATTCAAGGAGCAGAACCTGGAATGATATTAAATAGTGCCACTAAAAAAGTTTATAGCGGAACTGAAGGAATAAAAGTCGTTCCTTGTCATTACGAAAGAAAATATCTTGAATGGGCCGAACGAGGATCTTCTGTTGGAAGACCTGTAGTTCACCCTGAAGATACTCCTTTAAAAAATGAAACTACAAGAGATAAAGGATTTAAAGATAGATTATCTAATGGTAATTATCTTGAAAGAACTTCTTATCATTTTGTAATTCTTTTGAATGGAGTGCCTACTATTTCTGTCATTACGATGAAAGCTTCTCAAAATAGAGTAAGCAAGGATTGGATGGCCGAGATGAATGGTTGGACGGAAAAAGGTGCTAAAGGTATGTACGTTCCGTCTATTTATAGCCACATTTATCGTTTAACTTCTGTACCACAATCAAATTCGAAAGGAAGTTGGTTTGGATGGAAAGTTACGAGAGATGGTTATAATCAAGATGGAAATCTGTTTAAGATGGCAGCAGATTTTTCTAACAAATTTAAAGAAGGAGCGATCAAGACTAATGTGTCTTCTGATGAAGAAGCACAAAAGGCCGCTACTTCTTTCTAAGTTTTACTCGAGGGTAAAAACGTGGGACGTCAACCTAGCGGGGGACGTCCCCATTAGAAAATTATGACAGTAGAAAGATTTAAAAATATATTTCAAGGTCTTAATAGTGCATACGGACAGTATGTCTCTAAAGTTTCTCTCACCAACGGTGAAAAAGTCAAAGGAAAAGCATTTATTAAAAAAGATATAGTGACAGATAGACTCTGGCACGCTCATCTTGAAGGAAAAGATCCAGCCTTAGGAATCATTCCTATTAATGCAGATAGTCAATGTAAATGGGGATGTATTGATATTGATCAATATAATTTTGATCATAAAACTTTTATAACACGAATTCGAAAAAAGAATATTCCCTTTATTTTATGTAGGTCCAAAAGTGGAGGGGCTCATGTATTTTTATTTACGAAAGAATTTATAGAAGCCGAAGCAATGCAAGCTAAATTAAAAGAGTTAGCAGCTGCGTTAGGTTATTCTGAATGTGAAATTTTTCCAAAACAAACCAAAATATTAGTTGATCGAGGGGATACAGGAAATTTTTTAAATCTTCCTTATCATCACGGAAATCAAACAACACGATATGCTATTAAAGACAATGGCGAAGCAGCTACTCTAGAAGAGTTTTTTCTCATGTATGAAAAATATGGTATTGAGAGAAAAGATTTTAATTCCATTCATATTAAAACCGAAGATTCACCTATCAAGAAGGGACCTCCGTGTTTAGATATTTTATGTAATGAAGGATTTCCTGAGGGATCACGGAATAATGGTCTGTATAATTTAGGGGTTTATCTTAAGAAAGCACATCCAGATAACTGGCAAGATCAATTAGGAATTTATAACTCTAAATATATGAATCCTCCTCTCAATCCTCAAGAAGTTATGACCATCATTAAATCCCTAGGAAAAAAAGATTATAATTATACCTGTAAAGATCAACCCATTTGTGCTCATTGCGATTCTATGACTTGTCAGACTCGAGAATTTGGAATTGGGGAAGGGTCTTCAATGCCAGATCTAAATAGTTTAAGAAAGCTAACATGTTTTCCTCCTATATGGTTTTTAAATGTAAATGGTAAACCAATAGAATTAGATACAGAAGAATTACAAAAACAAGATAAATTTCAAAAAGCATGCATGGATCAAATCAATTTAATTGTTCCTGGAGTTTCTAAAATTATTTGGACTAAACTCTTAAAACAACTTTATAAAAACCTCGAAGAAATAGAAGCTCCTGAAAGTTTATCCATTAAAGAACAGCTAAGGGGTTACTTAGAAGATTTTTGTACCAACCGAGCTAAAGGAAGAGTTAAAGAAGATTTAAATAGAGGTGTCCCTTATACTGAAGAGGGAGAAACATATTTTAGGTATAAAGATTTTTGGAAATTTTTAGAACGTGCTAAATGGAAAGCACTTGAACACAACAAAACAGCTCATCGTCTTAAAGAATATTTTGGAGTGGAAGAAAGAAGATTCCGAATATATGAGATGAATGTTAGAGTAATGGTGGTCAAGGCTTTTGAACGTCCTAAAAATACTAACGAACCATTACCAACAATAAAGAAAGGAAGTTTTTAATGAATAGAGAAATTATATTTGGCCCTCCAGGCACAGGAAAAACACAGACATTATTACAAAAAGTAACCGAAGCTTTACAAGAAGGAATTAAGCCTGATCGCATTGGCTATGTATCCTTTAGTAAAAGAGCCAACGTTGAGGCTATTGTTAGAGCTCAAAAAATTGAAGGCTTTGACTTGAATGAAAAAGACTTACCTTATTTTCGCACACTTCATTCTATGGCGGTCAGATTGTTAGGAATTGATCCTTCTACCCAACTAATGAAAACTGCAGATTATCAAGAATTTGCTGAGTGGATTGGAGTAATTAATTTTAATACAGAAACCAGTGTAGATGAAACAGGAATGGTTATCTCGAAAAATGAATATCTAAATCAAATTAATCTCGCTCGATATCGAGGAGTTAGTATTGAAGAGCAGTATGATCGTAATGAACATAGAGGAAAGATTAATTGGTTAAAGCTACAACGAATTGCCAAAGCCTTACCTGTATTTAAAAAAAATAATCATAAATATGATTTTACTGATTTCATCGAAATAGTTGTTCAAAAGCAACTTGCTCCGCAGTTAGATGTACTGTTCGTTGATGAGGCCCAGGATTTAAACTGGCTTCAATGGCAAATGGTGCATCTGCTGGAAAAGAATTCCCATAAATCTTTTATAGCCGGGGATGATGACCAAGCTATTTATACTTTTCAAGGTGCAGATGTAGATCACTTCTTAGGATTACAAGGGAAAAGAACAGTTCTTACCCAATCTTATAGAGTTCCCTCTAAAGTACATAAACTGGCCGATCTAATAGTAAATAGACTTTCTAAAAGACAACCTAAAATATGGAAACCTAGAGATGAAGAAGGAGAAGTACACTGGGTACATAGTTTACGTTCCGTAGATTTTAAAGAAGGCAAGATGTTAGTGTTAGCTAGTGCTAATTACATGTTGGACAGAGTCAAAGATTATTTAGAATCATGGGGCTATCCTTATCAAACAAAAGGAAATAACCGTGTTTCAGAAAATTTTTTAACAGCCCTATTAGAATGGGAAGAATGGAGGAAAGGGGGCAAGCTCCCGTTTGAATCCGTTAAAAGAATCTATAGTTATCTGGGCGTTAAGAAAAAACAACTACGGAGAGGATTCAAAACCTGCAAAACGATGATGCCTGATAAAAGTTATACAATGGAGGACTGTAAACAACAGCATGGTCTTCTTGAAAACCGGCCCTGGTCTCAAGCCCTTGAGTGTGATCACAAAACAGTTAACTATATTGAATCGATGCAAAGAAATGGAGAGGATTTAAGTAAACCTCCGAGAATTACCTTATCCACTATTCACGGAGCCAAAGGAGGAGAGTCAAGAAAAGTTACTTTGATGCCCGATCTATCTTGGAATGCTTCTAAATCTTATGAACGTAATCCTGATCCTGTTCATCGACAGTTTTATACAGGAATTACAAGGACTCAACATACCTTATATATTCTTTCACCAAAGGAGAATAATTTTTATCAGATATGAGTGAAATGAAAAGTGATTTATTATTTATAACCATACTAACCTGTATGTGGATCTTTATAGCACTATGAGTATCTATGAAAAACAAATTGGAGGATCACACTATAAAAAAATGAAGATTCAACCCAGCACTTTTGTCCATGAAAATAAAATGTTATTTGCAGAAGGGAATATAATTAAGTATATTTCTAGGCATCCATTTAAAGATGGTAAGCAAGATATACTAAAAGCAATTCATTATTGTGAAATGATTATTGAAAGGGATTACAAAGATGTATAAACCTCTACCGGAATCCGTAACGATTAAAGAAAGTGGTATCAATGGTCTAGGACTCTTTGCCAATCAAAAGATTAACAAAGCAACGACTCTGGGGACTACGCATATTAAGATTGATGACGCCATCATTCGAACTCCTTTGGGAGGATTTATTAATCATTCCAATACTCCCAACTGTGTGAAGGTAGAACTTTTACTTAGCGAGGGTTCTCATCGCAAGAAATGGAATCTCATGACAACCCAAGACATAAAAAAAGGAGAAGAGATAACCCTGCGTTATACCTTCTATAATATATGATAACACTTTATAAAGCTCAAACAGAATGGTTAGAACCCACTGAATTTCCTGACCTAAAAGAAGCCAAGGAAATTGCGATTGATTTAGAAACTAAAGATACCAACTTAACAACTCGAGGCTCCGGGTCCGCTACTAATGATGGATGTATAACGGGTATTGCGGTCGCAGTAGAAGGATGGAAAGGTTATTACCCTATCGCCCATGAAGGGGGCGGGAATATGGATAAAAAGAAAGTTCTTGATTGGTTTAGAACAATTCTAAAGACCGATGCCTCTAAAGTTTTTCACAATGCGATGTATGATGTCTGTTGGATTAAAACACTTCCCGACATGAAACTTAACGGAAAAATTATTGATACTATGATTGCTGCGGGAATTGTGAACGAAAACAGATTTAAATATGACCTTAATTCTTTATCCAGGGAGTATCTAAAAGAAGGAAAAAATGAAACAGCTTTAAGAGAGGCGGCGAGTGCCCTGGGCGTTGATCCCAAGTCCGAGATGTATAAGCTGCCAGCTATGTACGTGGGGGAGTATGCAGAAAAAGACGCCGATCTTACTTTACGCTTATGGAAAGAAATGAAATATGAAATTTATCATGAGGATTGTGACTCTATTTTTGAATTAGAAACAGATCTTTTACCCTGTTTAATAGACATGCGTATGAAGGGGGTAAGAGTTAATGAAGCAGCAGCCCATAAACATAAAAAAAACTTGGCAATTATGGAAAACCAATTACTAGGGGATGTCAAGAAAGAAACGGGTATCGATGTGCAGATTTGGGCGGCCAGAAGTATAGCACAAGTCTTTGAAAAATTGAAGCTAGTTTATGAACGCACAGAAAAAACCAAAGCTCCTAGTTTTACTAAGAATTTTTTAGTCAATCACCCTAATCCTATTGTAAAAAAGATAGCTAAGGCTCGTGAAATTAATAAAGCACACACGACCTTTATAGATTCTATTTTAAAATATGCCCATAAGGGAAGAATCCATGCCGAAATCAATCAACTTCGATCGGACAATGGAGGAACCGTGACGGGGAGATTTAGTTATCATAACCCAAACCTTCAACAAATTCCTGCACGGAACAAGGAACTCGGACCTTTGATTCGTTCTATTTTCTTGCCTGAAGAAAAGTGTAAGTGGGGTTGTTTTGATTACAACCAACAAGAACCCAGGCTCGTGGTCCACTATGCCAAGATGGAAAACCTATATGGTGTGAACGATGTAGTCCAAGCTTATAAGGAAACAGAACCAGATTTCCATGGCATTGTTGCAAAGATGGCAGACATCCCTAGAATCCAAGCGAAGACTATTAATCTTGGATTATTTTATGGAATGGGAAAAAATAAACTTCAAGCAGAATTAGGTGTGAGTAAAGATAAAGCGAACGAACTTTTTAAAATGTATCACAGTCGGGTACCCTTTGTTAAACAACTGATGGATGTTGCATCGAACCGAGCCCAAGATGCCGGACATATTCGTACGTTGTTGGGTAGACGTTGTCGTTTTCATTTGTGGGAACCCATGAGGTTCGGGATTCATAAACCTTTGGATCATGAAACAGCGATCAAGGAACACGGACCAGGGATCAAAAGAGCTTTCACATACAAAGCTTTGAATAGACTCATCCAAGGATCCGCTGCTGATATGACAAAACAATCTATGTTAAATTTGTATAAAGAGGGAATTATTCCTCATATTCAGATACACGATGAACTGGATATTTCTGTAGAAAATGATATACAGGCACAACACATAGTCGATATAATGGAAGCTGCAGTTGAACTAGAGATACCAAATAAGGTAGACTATGAATCGGGTAAAAACTGGGGCGAAATACATTAGGAGGACATATGGAAAAAGTGAAACAAGTTTGGACATTAGCAAAAGCTAATCCCAAGATATCTGCCGCTATCGTGGTAGTTATTGTTGCCATTTATTTTTTAGTTAACTAGGAGTTTTATGTTAAATGGCCTATCTGAATGCAAATATACCTGCAACTTATGCGCAGGTAAGGAGAGAATATCTCTATGATCTTAAAGAACATCATGGAGAAGTGGAAGACTGCTTACTTTTTGGGTTTGCATCGATTACAGGGCGTCCGATACTCTTCCATGCAATTATGGAAAACGGAGCTGTATTCTACCGCTTGCCAATCTCTGCGTTCATACAAAGAGGCTTTGATGTCAAAGAGGTTCCTAGGATGCGACTTGACGAGCTGGAGCTATGGAATTGCTTTAGTTACTATCCTAGCGTTACTTCTTTTGATGTCTTGGACGGTCAGTCCGGTAAATTCATAGGAAAAGATAAAAAATGGTACGCCGGTGCGTACCTTTTTACGGTTGACTGGGGTCACCCAGAGAGTAATATAGTGGACACCGATCATTCGGAAATTCCGCACGAACATAAGTGCGCTCATGTATTGGCATTAGAAAATGGCAATTATGCGGCTCAGCCAAACAATAGACTAATCTGGAGTATTCCATCTTTCACTGTGAAGGATGAAATTCCCTTCGACTGGAAAGTTCAAACCAGTGAATGGAATGTTGAAGATAGTCGTAAATGGAAAACAGAAGATAGCAATAAATTCTTCTATAGTATTGAGGAGACTAAGGATGATTAAAAAATTATGGAAAAAATTTGCGGAATGGCTTTTTAAGTACAAATGACAAAGTGTAAAGATTGTTTGTGTGATTGTCACTGTAATGTAAGCGGACATTCAGATGCCAATGGTGTATGTGCGTGCGAAAAATGTAATTGTAATCCTCAAGGGGCTACAGTAAACAACGATGAGTGTCTCTCATGCCAATAGACCCAAAAAAAACTTGCAATACGCATACCAAAGAAAAAGAAGAATCCGGTACATGTTGTCAGGTAGGAAACGCAAAAGAAAACGCAGAAGCATTAACGTATGAACAAAGCTTTGTGAATAAAGTCCATTCTATGGTATATATGGATGAAACGAAGGAGAAACATGAATAAATTATATTTAGTTCTTGCATTATTATTTGCATTAAGCGCCTGCTCGGTAGGCAAAAAATGCACCTATACACAAGATGGAACGAAACTTTCGTCTTATGTATGGTTTTATAATGGTGACAAGCCAATTGATTTAGACAAAAACAATTGTAACTAATATGAAACTCGGACCTGAACAATCGGTACAGATGCCGATGAAAACCGTGATCTCTTTAATTATCATGGTCGCACTCGGGACCTTCGGCTACTTTCAAATCCAGGAGAAGCTCAACCAACACGACACGCTTCTTCAAATGCATACCAAAGACTTAGATCAAAATTCAGAATTTAGAATCAAATATCCACGAGGAGAATTAGGACAATCTAGTGGAGAATCCGAGCTTTTCATGTTAGTGGAACACATGACCGGTCAAGTAACTAAGATGGAAGAGCGGATGGAAGACATGATGTCAAATAGCGTTAACATTGAACGCTTACAAAAAGATGTGGAAAAAGTATTAAGTGATATTGAAAAACTTAAAGATAAACAAAGAACGTTTGCTAATGGAAATTACGGAAAATGATAGAAACAGTTACAGCCTTATTATTATTTTTAAATGGCAACATGATCGAGCATGTTTACAAGCCCAATCTCAGCGCATGCCTTAAGAGTAAGCGCATCGCTTCTCGTGAATTAAATCCTGAGCGCGTAGTTTTTAGCTGCAAAATTGTTAAAGCAAAGATTGAAAAGGAACCGGATTCCAAGTATGGTTTTAGAATTGTGAAGGTACTAGATGATTAAAAAAGTAAGTAAAGTAACTAAAATAATTATAGCAATTATCTTCTTGCTACTGCTCTTCATCACTTTTGTTTATGGTGAAGATAAGATAGGCCAGGGAGATGTAGTAGATCTAACCGACTCTAAACCCAAGGAAGGTGTAGTCTTTGCAGTCTGTATCTTCGCTGTTGGTGAAAATGGAACTAAATATTTAGTAGACCACCGTCATGCTGAGAACATGGGTGAATGTATTAAGAAACGTAGAGAAGCTGTTAACAAATATAAAGACCCTAAACACAGAGAACTCATGGGTGGTACAAGAT